GTCTTGCTAAAGCATCTTTCTGTCTTTCTGCTATCCCTCTAAAAGCTTTCTCTACTGTTTGCCCATTAGGTAAAGTCTGCATTGCCCCTTGTCTTGCAGTGAGTTCAAACTTTCCAGAGCCAAACCTTTTAAAATCATCTTCTGTAAATTCTTTACTGGTGAAGATGTTGACTTGAGTTGGATCTGTTTTTACAAAAGACTCTGCATATTTTCTACTTACAGCGACAGAATTTATTGGAACATTACCAGATTTCACAACTTTTTTTAATTCGTTCTCTATGAATCCAGCTTGTACTTTTGCTAAACCTTCAATCTCTTTTATCATCCTTTTTGAAGTTTCTCTCTCCCACATATCTAAACTTATCTTTGACTGTTGAATTATTGCCCTAAGCCTTTTTCTAGTTTGTGGTGCTATAACAACTCCAGCATCGGCTTTAGCTTGTCTTATATTTATCTGTTTAAGTTTCTTTGCAGCCGTTAAAATAACATCATTGTATGCTTTTTGAAAATCTTTTGCTACAGCATTACTATATCTGTTTAAATCAATAGTCTCTCGAAAAAATGCTTCTGGTGTACTCATTCATCAAGCCGCCTCTTCTGTATCTTCGTCATCATCATCTGTAGCTGGTTCTTCTGGTGGTTCCATTTCTACCAACCCTCCGCTTTGAGTACTTTCCATTTCTTCCTCTATATCAAAGTCATCACCAAGAATCTCACCAGCAGATAATTGGTTGAGAAGTGTCTCTTGTGAGATAGTGCCAGCAGTAAACAATGTCAACAGACTTGTTATCTCCTGAGGCTCAAGCCTTGTAGATACAAAGTCTCTATTTACAAAGCTGCTACCAGCGTTAGGTTCATTTAGATATTCACTGTGAAACTTAAGACAATTATCAATCAAGTCTTGCATCTGTTGGGCAATAACCATCATTGTGCTGTCATTCTGTGAACGGTCTATTCGCTTGGCCTCTGCTGTTTCTCCTACTAGCTTCTGTCCAAGTACCGCAGCTAGTGATAATGTATTTATTTGTTCCTTAAGATCACCAAGCCTTTGAAATTGACTATCATAACTATCTCCTGAGGGGCTTACATATTCAAGTCTTGATTCTGGTGGTAATGCTAAAGCTTCACTTGGGCCAGTTGTTATCTCATCAGCATTTGGATAACCAAAAACTGCAAGTAAAGGAACAGAACTAATATGCAAAATATTATCCAAGTCTGATTGAATCTGATAATGCTTTAGATTTAACTCTGCTATGTCATACAAAGGGCTGCGGCTTTCATAGTATCCAACTCTATTTGAATATGCGATTGCAAAAGGTATTTTATCTTTGAGGCTCATTTCTCCCTCATCAAATAATTTATATTCGCTGTTCTTTTTATCTTTTCTATGAATCTCATATCTGCCACGCTCTAAAACCCTTATTTGCTTTACTTGCTTTTCTCCATACTTTCCATCAGGTTCTACAACATTCTCCAACAACCTTAACTGTGTAAGCTGTCTTGCACCATCTATGATCTCACTTCTCCACCCAAGAATATTTCGTGGTGAATATGTCACCCAATAAGGTCTGGTCTTATCACCTTCTTTTGGTGCATCTACCAATACCCCAACATGACCAAATGATATTGCTGTTCTAGCTGTTTCATATAACCAGACATTGAGATCGTTACCCTCTAAATCTACATCAAACAACTGTTCTCTAACTAAGTCAGAAACATCATCAAGCCTTACTGGCTTTCTTGTGAGCATACCTGACAACATTTTCTCGATCCGTTGCAAGTAAGGAACAACAGTAGATCTTGATAGCCTTACGTCATAACTGTCATCTGTTTCTCTTGCTTCCTGTGGTAAATACTTTCTATGCTCACTCCTGATCTTGTATGTGCCTTCCTTCAAGTCTGTTATCAAATCCCAAAACTGTGCCATGCGTTGATATGCCGCATTTGGTGATTCAACAGTTGATACAGCCTGTGCTATAGGTTGGTTGTAAATATTTAAAGAACTATACACAGTTTTTCCTCATAGTATCATTACTTTTAATATATTCTAATTCCTGTTGGTCGCCCTGCACGTGCAAACAAAGGATTAAATTCTCTCCAGATAAGATAACCAAGAGCATCTGCCATATGGTCATATCCAGATTCTTTATCTGGTTCTCCTTTATCGTTATAGCTTTGAAGTTCCATTGATTCTATTAGCTTTCGGCAACTGGCATGGATATGTAAACGTGTTTCCCCCTTGCCGTTACATAAAAGAGCCTGTACGGAAGAAACCCTGTCTCTGATTGGTGGATTGCTGCGAGGCGATTGATTACTGAACCCATACGACTGCAAAATGGCAATATCAGTTTGGCTGCTGTTTGTACTCCTGTTTCCTCCACTTGCATCTGGGTAAATATATATCTTGTTCATAGGGTATCTTGATTTAATAGTTTGTGCCAAAGCATCTGTATCGTGAACCCCAGATATTTCGTCAAATATTAACAATTTTTGATCTTGGACAATACCAATTACAGCGTTAGTGTTCTGAATATTAAAATCGATTCCGATTCTTAATGGTTCAAGACCAATCTCAGGCATAACATTAGTGACATTCTTTTCTCTGGTAAAGCGATCATAAACCTGACCTGTAGTTAGATTAATAAACTCTCCATTAAGATAGGCTTGTAACATCGATGGATCATAGTTCGCTTGCATACGTTCTATAAAATCCTCTGGTAGATGTGGATTATCTTGAGTCCTCATCTTGATTAGCTGCCTATCGGTTCTCTCTTTTGCTTCATCTGTACCAAATGTCTGATATAACCAGCGAAACCCCTCTGGTGTACTAGCTGCACAAAACTGTCTGACATTGCCAGCCCTAAGTCGGCCTAGTATCTTTGGAAAAGCTTTTTCACAAATACTTGGAGACACAACATCTATTTCGTCTGCGAGACAAAATGCCAAATTCAAACCTATTATCCGACTCCAGTTCTCGAAGCTGCGACATAACAGCTTGCAATCACCCTCTTTCAGATGCACTACATATTCGGGAAGAGGACTAGCTCTGAAGCTGTAAGGTATTTCATAATGCTCAAGAAACTGATCGAAGTCTGTTTGCCATATGTCTCTCAAAAGCGGGCCAGTTGGTTCAAGGATTGCACCAATAAAACCTACATTTTGAGACATAAGCTTTAAGGCCATTGCACAAAGAGATCTTGTTTTGCCCGCACCATAACCAGCAGAAAGCCCCACAATCTCTGTTTGGTTGTCAAAGAATAGCTGTTGCTGTGGATGTAAGTCGTTTCTAATTCTGGTAAGTAACTCAGTTGTATCTATATCGGTGTAATGACTACCAATATGATCTAATACAGAACCTTCTCTGGAAAGTATGCTCAAGACATCACCTGACCTACTTTTGCCATTGAGTTTATGCAACCTAATGCAACAGATAATTGACCACCTTTTCTGGCCTCTTTTTGTAGTGATGCATATTGAGCTAAGACTTCAGCAGTAAATTGCCTTCTATCAATATCAAAGTCTTTTTTCAAAATAGCTCTGGCATCTTGCATATAGTTATCTGCTGTTCTTTCCGTTACACCATATTCATCTGAAACAAATTGAATTATCTCTGATCTTGTAGTTCCAACAGACAAAAGCTTAGCCACTTTGTTGACTCTAAAGTTATGCTCTGTCTTACTGGATCTACCTTTTGCCACTAAATTAAGGATTTTATTAGTCTAAATGTAGCTTGAATTGCTTGTTTTTGTCGATTTTTCTTGCTTTTCCCAAAGATTTATTAGAATTTTTAATTCAATAATTCTTGCTCTAGCTGCATTTATTTTGTTTTCTGTTAGTTGCTTGAGCGATTTGGTCATATGTTTTTAAGATTGCAATGCCTCAATCCAAGAATTTTTAATCTTGTGCCACTTTCTAACTTCAGATATTTGATCATAAGTTTTTATACATCTTTTTATTAATGGGTGTTCATCAGGCTTTATTTTAAGAAGTTTAGGCAAATTTGAATTTTTTTCAGTATGTGCCATTGCAATGCAAATAGCATATTGAATGTCTGATAATTGTTTATCACTTAATTCTATTTTCATAATGATTTCATAGTAAAAGTTTTTAATTTATCCTTAATTTTTTGCACTTCTGGCGGCAAATTTGTTTTGTTTTGCTTAATGTTTTTAGCAATAATTTTATTCATAAGCTTTTGTGTTTCGTGCCAACGCTTTTTTCTGAGGTTATGAATGTCTCTTGCAACATCAATAGGAATATCAACCCCTAAATTATTTCTAATTTGACCTGTATCAGTTCTAAATCCATGAGAGATTACTGAACCATCTATATCATGCTGTGTATTAGCTTTTGAGCAATGACAGATGAGAGCTAAATCTGAACCTGTGGATCTTTTTCCATTATCGAGAATGTCATAGTCTGGATAGTGATTGTTAATAAGTCCATCAGAATTATGAACAATACCTGAGTCATTACAGGCAAAGCATTCATAGTCGGGGATGTTGAATGTGACTTCCCTGTCTATAGCTGCACGTTTATAGTTTTTCATTTTATTTACTTTGTATCTTTTTTTTCATTATTTCAATGAGTTTATCTTTTGCTTTTAAACTTTTTTGATGCCTTCTATTAAATTCTTCGCCCATTTTACGGCTATCAATTTCAAAATTTCCTTTGATCTCCCAATTTGGTTGATCTTCCTTTAATTTTTCTTTTTTCATGGGGTGTTTTTAAAAAGGGGTGTTTTTGGGTTTTTTAAATGTAGCTGTTTTCTTTACAGTTGGCAACTCTAAATACTGTTCAAATTGTCCATTTTTTAAATAACGAAAACAATCGGGAAACATTGGTGAAAATTTATCTTGTTTCAATTGTTTTTTTCTAGCTGTTATATCAGCCTCAAGGCATTGAAGTAATCTTGCCTGTATGTTTTTACTTAATTTCATAAATTGTACCTCTGCAAGCTTTCTGGATTGCGATACAACACGCATTGTTGTAGGGATGCTTTTGTATGCTTTCCAAAAGTTATCAAAATTTTGTGTAGAAAAACTCTTATTAGTTTTATAGTTATTTGTTTTAGTTAATTTGTTTTTCTTAGGGTGTATCTCTGACACCACCCCAGTATCAGGCTGACACCACCCTAGTGTCTGTGTGACACTACCCCTAGTTCCTGTGAGATACCCCCCATGAAATGATGGGTCTTGTACTGGTAATGCCTTGCATTGACTCCAGATTGTTACCCTATAACAGTTTGTTTTCTGATTAAATTCATCAATCCTATATTGTTTTTGCAACAGGTTTAGCTTTACTAATTCATTTACAGTTCTAATTACTGTTGATCTAGACATCATCGCATCTTTGGCAATAGTGGCATAACTAGGCCAGATATTTGGATAGTAACTTTGCAAAACCCATAAAACTGTCAGTTGATGAGGTGTTACTTTACCTTTTAAAGATGATGGAAGTGCTATAAATGGTGTATTTTCTGGAATAAAACTCATCTATGGAATATCTGATAACGATTAAAGGGATTGAAGCTGCCCCTCAAGGCAGTAAAAAATTTGTTGGCAAAAATATAAAAGGGCAACCAATGATGATTGACACCTGTAAACGCTTGAAGTCATGGCGAGATCAGGTTGGGATTATGGCGAAGTTGGTTTGTGTTGACGGTATTATTGAAGAACCAGTTTCAATAGAAGTTACGTTTTGGTTTAAACGTCCGAAGTCTCATTATTATGCCAATGGCCAGTTACGTCAATATCAGCCTGTGTATATTACATCACAAAAGAAAGGTGACTTAGATAAACTCTGTCGTAGCCTTAATGATGGTCTAACAGGATCAGCATTTGCTGACGATAAACAAGTTGTAAAAATGGTTGCTGAAAAGAAATATTGTGATTTAGAATCTCAAACTGGTGCAACCATAAAAATTACAACAATTGATCAAAATTATGAGAAGAATTGAAAGACCATCAGGACAAAAATTACATTTTCTCAAAGAAAATAGAAAACAAAATTTAGTAAAAAAACTTTTAGATATAGACCTGAGAGGTGTAGATCATAAAGTATATATAACAAAAGATTCTAGGGCTGATTTAACAGTAAATGATGGAAGATGGATTACTGACTATATAAGAAAAACAATTATGATGCACAATTATCAAATTTCTAAAATACCTAAATTACAAGTTAAAGACTTTAAAGCTGAAGAGATTAAAGCTTTTGAAGAGCAAGTGTTGGTGTAGTCGGGAGATACATCAGCCATTCAACTGCCCTGCCTTTCCTATGTGTTGCGATAGGTATTGTATAGCTTTCAGACTTGCTTCGCCCAAGTCCTCAGGCTTCCCGACTAAAGTTTGTTTAGTGCATTTTCTAAACCAAAACAAATTCTGGCTATAGTGCCAGCATCTAAATGTTCTGGAAAAGGGCCAAGTGATTTAGTAGATGGGTTTTTACTAAGAAACTGTTTAAGTTTTAAACAATCCTCAGCCCTCAGTCGCACAGATATGTCCATAAGACATATATAACATCACCATAGCGGATCATCAAATGGTGGAACTTCGTTATCATCTTTTTGTTCATTTTCATAAGCTAAAAGATCAAAACATGAATATATAAATTTATCTCTAAATGTCTTTTGAAAATCTGCATTTTTCATAAGCATTGTAATTAAAATTCTTGAAACGATTTGAACTTTTGGATTTTTTGAATACATATTTTTAAAGGTTGTTTTGAATAGCTGAATATCACCTTTTATGATGCGTTCAATCTCATCTTTAAATTCATGCTTTACAGCAAGCTCTGAAAGGTGTCTTGCCTCTTCAATGTCGGGAGTGACAGCAGCCTCTGTCATAAGTGCTTGAGCAAGTTTTAGTCTTTGATCTTTGTTCATTGTTTTAGTGTTTTAATTTCTGTGGGTGAATAAGACCCCACCAGTTAAGATGGGGCTGATAGGTTTAGTCTTGAAATAAGTCAGGGAAGTTTTCTTTTTGCCAGCTTTGTTTTGCAAAGTAACCCTCTATCTTTTTTGGTCTTGACCCTCTGCTGTCCCATGAATCCCAGACAGCTCCATCTTTAACACAGACCCAGTGGCTTGCTTGAAGCACTATGCAATGCTTTGGAAAATTATCTGCATGAAACCATTTTCTTGATGTATGGCCTTTAGCTATTTTGTAGTAGCTCCAGTCCCACTCTCTAAGATTGGTCAAAGTAAATTCAAGTTCAAGCTTTGAAAGTGACCAGTCAGCAGTTGCTTTTGTTTTTGGATCAAGCTGTCTTTTTGCTTTTGTAGCAGCCTTCCAGACTTTGTTATATGGAAGATCAAGAGCAAGGCATATTGCTCTTACACCACAGTCCCCATGATTTTCTTTTTTTGGGTGTGGATTACGTCTCATAAAATGTAATCCAGATTGATGTGATGATTTTGGAAGTTGAATAGTTGCCATTTGAATAATTTGCGAAGTGAATAAAAAGAAAAGGGCTAATTAGTTAGCCCATGGGTCGTTGGTTACTTCACCAACTTTGTAAGTAGTAAGTTTAGCTGTTTGCTTTGCAACTAAGTCTGGTCTGCCGCACCATTTCTCATAATGGTTGCCCCACTTATCTTGACCTATAACTACATGAGTGTAAGTTCTTGCAGTTGTTCTTTTTAAGATTAAGCCGTCTGCGAATGTTGCAGTTAGTTTTCTTGTTTTAGCCATTTGAATTAATTTGAATGCCCCATGTCTGGGTATGTACTTATTATATACATATGTTTTCCACAATTGCAAGTGATTATATGTAATAGATTAATATTGTTATGAAATCGTTACATATAACCATTAAGTTTGACATATAACCATTTATAAGTCATTATAGATATACGGCTGACAAGCCATCATTCACAGGTATTTCAAATGACCAAAACAAATTATGTTACTGCAACAATGCCAGATGGCACAGTTCTAAAAAGAAGAACTGATAGGCAGTACACCCATGTAATTGTTCGTAAGTATAAGCATCAAGATCTTAAGCGAACTGTAACTTATGAAAATGGTGAGCAAGAAACCTTCATTATGGATAGGTGGGGTGCTGAGACTTGGATAGGCAGACCCGATTTAGTTGCTGCCAGATGGGAAGGATTCAAAAACTCAAAACATAATTTTTATGAGTTTTTACTTTTTGAGACAAATAATGAAAACACAAAAGAGGTCACAAAATGACCTCTACTACTCCAAAAACAGATAAAGAAAAACGTCAGCACAAAAGAGATAGATTTGTTGCTCTCGTACAGCCAAGACTTGATAAGTTAGCTAAAGCTGTAAAACAACTTCAAAACTTAGGCAACACTAGCAACTATCTCTACACAAAACATGAAGGCGAGCAAATCGCTGAAATGCTCAAGAAAATGGCTGACGATGTAGATGTTGCTTTCAATGATAGTGGTAAATATCCACTAACCAAAATTACTTTCGATCAAACGGAGCTTGACTAATGGGCAATTTTCTAATGATGTTGGCAGCCTCAGGGCTGCTGTACACCTCACTCTCACACACATTGATGGATATGACCAAGCATGATTGTTTGGTCAATAACCACCCTACCGCTTGTAAAACTTATTACTCCAAATGAACCAAGAACACTTAAACCGCCTCGACTTCACAAATGAAGCTTTGACCAAATGGCTTAATGACTGTCCTTTTGACATCTGGCACTTTCGCCAAAATTGGAACAAGAAAGAATACACCAAAGAGGATCCAATGGGTCTTAAAGGTACTGCTAAAGAATTTAAAGCAGTTGATGTTAGTATTCAAATCCCTGTCGAAGATTGTCCAATAAATCTAAAACACTATTTTAAGGACAATGATGCACTTGCAAAACTACAAAAAGATTACACAGACACACACAAACTAATGCAAGCTGCAATGGAAACTTGGACACAAGAGGACGACCCTATTGCATCAAGAGAGGCCAAAAAATCTTTTGATAAATATAGAGAACAACTTTTATACCTTGAGAAACAATTAGAAAAAGTGGAGCAAAAGTAATGATTACTTCTAATGACCTTATAGGCAAAAAAGTATATAGGCTTTTTGATAAAAGAACTTTTGTTTGCTGTTCTCTTTCAATTAATCCAATAGACCATCAAATTAGTTTGGTTCTTGTGGACTTCAATCACTTTACGGAGGAAATGTTAAATCCAAAAGAACTTACAGATTTAGGTGCATTTGCACAACTAATACTCTGGGATAATTTTCTGGACAATTATAAATTTTCTCAATATAGAGACTTCAGTTCTTCAGAATCAGACTTTAATCACAATGTTCTGGCATTAAATTGGCAACTAATAAAAAAGAATTTTACTGAATTTTTAGTTCCACTCTTACCAGAAAAATATAAAAAAAATACTCCCAGCGATCACCCCTGACCTCTGGGAGCATCCCTACTCCATGCAGTAACCCCAAAGAACTGCACTCTTATATTAACAAATGGAATCACTAGAACCACAAAGAATCGAAGGCCATGACATTTTAGAAAGTGTTTATAGGGGAAGTGAAGCTTGGGCAGCTTCAGACCTTAAATATGGCATTGATCATGGATTAGAGGCTTTACACAAATACAAGTTTGGTAAAAACAATCCTCCAAGAGTTGCAACAGCAGCTATGCGGATGGGTAGCATGACCCACAAATTTTGTTTAGAGCCTAAAGATTTTCCTAATTGTTATGCACTTTTAGATGATAAAAGGTCAAAACAGGGAAAAGAAACAGCCCTTGCTTTACAGCAAAAAGGCATTGAGACTTATACAACACCAGAAATGGATAATCTCATAGCTATTTATGAAGCATTATCAAAAAATGAATTTGTAAAAAAATACATTATTGATAATAACTCTGGTAAAGCCGAACAATCTTTCTGGTGGACACATAAAGCAACAGGTTTGCCATGCAAATGCCGTTGTGATTATGTAGTTGATGACATGATTATTGACTTGAAAACGTGTCAAGAAGGTGGTGCAAGCCCCGATAAGTTCACCAGAACTATATGTAATTTTCATTATGAATTACAAGCAAGTCACTATCTGCAAGGAGTTGGAGCTAAAAACTTCATCTTTGTAGCAGTAGAAAAAGTATTTCCTTACTCCATAGGAATTTACGAATTATCCAACAATTTTATAGAAAAAGGTTATGAACTCCAAGAGCAGACGCTTTCTAAAATACTTGAAGCAACTAAAACTGGATTCTGGCGAGGCTACTCCAATTCAGAACCCAACGGCATCCTCAAACTCACCCCTCCTAAATGGTTCTAAAAAAGAACAGCCACATTTTGAAGTAATGGATATTACTCCTGATATGGCAAAAAAAATTCTTACTTTTAGGAATAGAAACAACAGGGGTATTAAATACACCAACCTAGCAAGACTTGTTCAAGCTATCGAGAATGATGAATGGAAGGTTACTAATCAAGGTATTGCTTTCGATAAAGAAGGTAATTTAATTGATGGTCAACACAGACTTGCTGCTGTATTGCAGACAAGAAAAACTGTAAAGATGATGGTTGCAACTAATATGGATGCTCGCATCTTTGATGTTGTTGATACAGGTACTAGAAGAACTGCTGGTGATGCTTTAGACATTCTAGGTAGTTCAGATGGTAGAACTATCTCAGCCGCTTTAAAAATCTATTACGCATACCATAAGTATCCTGATAGAACTTGGAGTAATACCCTAGATTTTCCTTCCTCAGTAGAAATAGCTGAAACTTACGAAAAACGCAAAGTTGAAATAGAGGCTTTGTTATCTGTAATTAAGAAAAAACATTCTAATTTTAAATGTTTCACACCTAGTTCAGCCTTATGCCTTACTTTGCTTTGCATTGATGCTGGATGGTCTGACATTCAGATGTGGGAATTTTGGGATGCTGTAACTCTTGGAGCTAACTTACAGGCTGATAGTGTGGTTTTATCTTTTAGAAACCAGCTAACAAATCCAGACTTTAGAAAAAGAGGTTATGGCAACCAAAGATATATCCTTAATGCTTTCATAAAATGTTTTAACTTTTATGTTCAGCAAGTGCCTATGGAGAAATTTATGGCTCCATTTAAAGACACCAAAATGTACAAAGTACAAAAACCAATTAAAAAAGAATCATCAATCCTTGAGGTAATTAAAAAATGACTACATCAACAATGGAAAGACCTATCTTAGATAACATCATTCAATCAGAGGATGTTTATGAGAAAGCTGGTCGTAAATACTGTAAATGGTCAAGAATTGCATATTATTTAAATATTCATGCAAAAGGCTGGAATTTTCATTTAAAACTCAACTCAGAATCGCTTACAAGCCCCTCAATTTTTGATGCGGTATGGAAAGCACCTGACGGAACAGGCTATTTAATGTGCTATTTCACAGATCCGCAAGGAGGTGAAACTGGTTTGTTTCCATATGCCATCATGGACAATCGAAATAATCCCATAAAAATTGACAGAATTTCTGCAAGGGATGTATCAGACTCACACCGTAGAGCTTTAGCTGCCTGTGCCGCTTTTACTTTTTCTTTAGGCTATGAGCTTTGGGCTTTTAATGAGGTTGCTAGTGCAAATGAAAAAGAGAAATCTTACAAAAAAGATAGAAAAGCTGCCCCAGCCCAGACTGTTTTTGTATTAGCTCAAAATGCTATCCAAAAAGCGGAAACAATCGAGGAACTTATGTCTCATGGACAAAATGTTGAAGTGAGATATACACAAAATAAGTTATCTCAAGATGAATATACAAAATTAATGGAAATCATTAAAATTAAAAAAGAACAAATTGAAATCCCTGTTTAATTATGACTGTAGCTAACACTTCATTCTTAAGTACAGAGCAATTGGCAGATAGATATGGTCTATCTATCGCAACTATTTATCAATGGCGAGTTCGAGGGTATGGCCCTCCTTACTACAGCTTAGATAAATCAGAAGTACCTAAAGACTTTCCAAGAGTTCGATACCAATTACATGATCTTTTAGCTTGGGAAGAGGCCAACAACATCACCCCAATAAACTCCTTTTAAATGACAAAAACTACTCCAGCTTTCTCGGCTCGTTTTAGAGTCGTGGGCAACAATAGTCCAAAAGAAAATGCCCCAGAAAAAAATCTTATTATAGATTTTACTGTTGATGAAGCCATGAAATGTGCAGATTGGCTTTTAAGAATGTGTGATAACGCTTCAATTGAACAGACTAAAATTCGTATTTATACAAATAAAAAAGAATTTCATGAGGAGTCTGGATTTTCAATCTGGGGCGGTATGTGGGGCAACTCTGGTAGGCTGCAACCTTTAAACCCAAAAGAAGCCTCTGAAAGGACTGTAGATGTAAAAGCAAATCAAGATGAACTACCAGCCACCGAAGATGATTTGCCTTTTTAATTATGAACAAATGGTTTGTTGTGCAGTTTCCTAACAATCCCTATGTAGGGCAAATTTATTACAATCCAGATACAGAAAGAACCTTTGAGTTCTGTGAAATCACTCGCACTGATACTGAAACAGGTATGATTACTGAATCTGCTACATGGATTGATATAACTGATAAGGATTTAGTTCCTTAAATTGAGGCATTAGAGTTACAGCTTCGACTTGATCAACCGAATGAACTGTATTTAACTTGTAAGTCTGTGGGCGTAGTCGGAACACGTTTCAAACACAGAGTAGCCTATGATGGGCTGGCAAGTATTTATGTAAGTCCTCTATTTATTACCAAACAAAACATATTTAATGCGGCTCCAAAGAGTCGCTCTTTTTTTGTTTAATTTTTTTTCATAGCAGAAAATCAAATCTTGTTGGTCACATATAATCTCTAGTGCTGTAGAGATAAAGTGTCCTTGTTTGCTGCCTGTCCTTAAAAGATCAACAGCATATAATTGTAAGTCTTTAATATTAGTTTCTTGATGTATAAGTTTAATTCTTTTTTCAAGTTCAAACTCCTCCTCCAAAGACATCTTTGAATTAAGAGCTTTTATGATATGCCTCATTTTACTGGGAAGAGCTTTTCTTCAATCATCTTGACTATGGCATCGTCTACATCATTATCTGATTTTGCCGCCAGATCTTGTAAGAGTGACAAACAGGCTTTGCGTAAAGATTCACTCTTGCCGAACTTGATGAAAAGATTTATAAGAAATTTTGACATTTGTTTGTGTGTTCTTTTTCAAACATACCAAACATTATTGAATCTTGCCTTCTAAACGACTAACCGCCTGACTCAGGCTATTTAATCTGTTGTAAATATCAATAATTGTTTTTTCTCTTCGATTACTCATATTAGATAAAGTCATGGCTAGTGCTGTAACTGCGGCTCCTATTAATGCGGCTTGTACCTCTGGCATTGC